AAAACAACGAAAACAGGAGGAAAAAACAATGTGGACAGAAGGAACGATTCGGGTTGGAGCAAGCGTATTTCACTACTGGGTGAAACACTATGAGGAGCCTTCCATTTACGGCTACGAGGAAGGCAGAGCCTCGAAAATCTCCCTGCGGCGAAATGGCAAAACGGTGTTCAATTTCGACCGGGGCACGGATATTCCGCCGGAGGATGAAGAAACCGAAACTGCACTGGCGATCCTGCTGAAACAGTACAACTGATTTTTCCAAAACTGAATCCCACAAGCCGGAGCCGAAAGGCTCTGGCGGTCGTACACCTGATTTTTGTTCGTGTATGATACACAAGAAACCATAGAAATTTCGGCGTTTTTTCTGTCTGTTTAGCCGCTTGCTATGCTTGCTTTTGTATGGTAATATGGTTACAATGGGAATGGAATCTCGATTACAAAACTGCCCACTGTGGCATAAAAATAAATGATGAAGACTTGCTTTTCAGCAGGTCTTTTTTGTTACCTGGGAGGTGAATACAATGGCTCGATTCAAACCGACACGCTTTATGGCGGAAGATTCCAAGTACAATAAAAAGGAGGCAGATTATGCCGTCTCTTTTATTGAATGCCTCAGCCACACCAAAGGCACCTGGGCAGGAAAGAAATTCGAACTGCTGGACTGGCAGGAACAGATTATCCGTGACCTGTTTGGAATCTTGAAACCGAATGGCTATCGACAATTCAACACGGCTTACATTGAGATTCCGAAGAAAAATGGCAAATCAGAGCTTGCTGCTGCCGTTGCTCTGCTATTAACTTGCGGTGACGGCGAAGAACGTGCCGAAGTTTACGGCTGTGCTGCCGACCGCCAACAGGCTGCCATTGTATTTGATGTGGCTGCCGACATGGTGCGAATGTGCCCTGCCCTTTCCAAGCGAGTGAAAATCCTGACCTCACAAAAGCGTATTGTGTACATCCCGACCAACAGTTTCTATCAGGTGCTTTCGGCAGAAGCCTATTCCAAGCATGGCTTTAACATTCACGGTGTTGTGTTTGATGAGCTTCATACGCAGCCGAACAGAAAGCTGTTCGATGTTATGACCAAAGGCTCCGGCGATGCCAGAATGCAGCCTTTGTATTTCCTGATTACCACTGCCGGAACGGATACAAATTCTATTTGCTATGAAGTACACCAAAAGGCAAAGGATATTCTTGATGGCAGAAAACATGACCCGACATTTTATCCTGTCATTTACGGTGCAGATGAATCGGAGGACTGGACGGATCCGAAGGTCTGGAAAAAAGCAAATCCAAGTCTGGATAAGACCATCGGAATGGATAAGGTGGTGGCTGCGTGTAATTCTGCAAAAGAAACGCCGGGCGAGGAAAATGCGTTTCGGCAACTGCGTTTGAATCAGTGGGTAAAACAAGCGGTGCGTTGGATGCCGATGGAAAAGTGGGACAAATGCAAGGTGGCTTTTGATGAAGAGATGCTTGCAGGTCGTATTTGTTATGGTGGTCTTGACCTTTCCTCTACAACAGATATTACAGCATTTGTTTTGGTGTTTCCGCCTACAGAAGATGATGAACATTATTACATTTTGCCTTACTTCTGGCTGCCTGAGGAAACATTGCCTCTCCGTGTAAGGCGTGATCATGTTCCTTACGATGTGTGGGAGCAGCAGGGTTATCTGAAAACAACGGAGGGCAATGTTGTCCACTATGGCTTTATCGAAAATTTCATCGATGAACTGGGGCAGAAATTTCACATCAAAGAGATTGCTTTCGACCGTTGGGGTGCGGTGCAGATGTCACAGAATCTGGAGGGGCTTGGTTTTACGATGGTGCAGTTCGGGCAGGGTTACAAAGATATGTCACCACCGACCAAAGAACTGATGAAGCTGACCTTGGAACAGACACTTGCACACAACGGACATCCCGTTTTGAGGTGGATGATGGACAACATCTTCATCAGGCGTGACCCTGCCGGAAACATCAAGCCGGACAAAGAAAAATCCACAGAGAAGATTGACGGAGCTGTTGCCATGATTATGGCTCTTGACCGTGCAATCCGCTGTGGATGCGTTTCTGATGATTCTATTTATGATTCGAGGGAGATGCTGATTTTATAGTTGATGTCAGTTCGGTAAAATGGAATTTACTGCAATACCCAATCTTCTCTTTTTAGAATGGTTACCTCATTTTCTTCCGTTGTACCGAATGCCGTCTCATAGGTATCAAATGCATAGTGTTTGAAACCACTTTTTTCCTGAACTCTATGAGATTGCTCATTCCACAAGAAGTGACCACAGAAGATTACATCAAGATTAGCGTTCTCAAAGAGAAAACGAATTACTTCTTTCAACGCTTCCGGCATCAAACCTTGTCCCCAATATTCTTTGCTCAGAACATAGCCTATCTCACGGCATTTCTTATTTTCAAATTCCGGGAAGTGAGTTTCATTGTATTTTTCGATCCCAACAGAACCTATTACTTTGCCCTGATATTCGAGTGCAAATGTTTTCTTATGGCTAATGAACATATCAAGAATAATCTTAGATTCTTCCTTGCTTTCATGAGGCTTCCAACCCGCCATTTGTCCGACTCCATCTACTGAAGCGTAGGAATAAAAGTCATCAAGATCGGATTGCCGCCACGGGCGAATCAACAAACGCTCTGTTTTTAGGGTAACATTACTTATATCTATTTCAGGATTCATAGTATTTTGCTCCTCTAAATTCTGATTTGTAAGGCTGATGCCCTACATACTGTTAAGCATATTATACCACACCCATACTCTCAAAGTCAAGAAAGGAGCTGATTCTCATGGGTATTTTCAGCGGACTATTCAAGTCCAGAGATAAGCCGACTAACAGCTATGATAGCCCGTCCTACACATACTTTTTCGGCAGAAGCAATGCAGGAAAAAGAGTTACTGACAGAACAGCATTACAACATATTGCAGTTTATGCCTGTGTGCGTGTGCTGTCGGAAGCAATTGCTCAGCTACCACTACATTTGTACAAATACAACGATAAGGGAAGAGAGCAAGTGCCACAACACCCGCTTTACTTTTTGCTCCACGATCAGCCGAATCCTGAAATGACATCCTTCGTATTCCGAGAAACCTTAATGTCCCATCTGCTGATTTACGGCAATGCCTATGCACAGATTATCCGAAACGGCAGAGGTGATGTTTTAGGACTATACCCTTTGATGCCGGATAAGATGAAAGTTGACCGTGATGAGAAAAACCGCCTGATATACATTTACAGCCGTTACGATGAAGCAAATCCGAATCTGAAAGAACAGGGCGACATCGTTTTTTATGCCGATGAGGTTCTGCATATTCCCGGACTTGGATTTGATGGTCTGGTTGGATATTCGCCGATTGCACTTGCGAAAAATGCAATCGGCATTTCTATTGCCTGCGAGGAATACGGGGCGTCATTTTTCGGAAATGGTGCAAGTCCGTCAGGTGTTTTGGAACACCCCGGAGTGATCAAAAATCCGGAACGTGTGCGTGACGCCTGGCAAAGAGCCTATGGCGGAAGAAACGCCCACAAGGTCGCAGTCCTCGAAGAGGGCATGAAGTTCACACCCATTGCAATTCCGAATAATGAAGCACAGTTTCTGGAAACCAGAAAGTTTCAGATCGAGGAGATTGCAAGAATGTACCGTGTACCGCTCCATATGATTGGCGACCTTGACCACGCAACATTCAGTAACGTGGAACATCTATCATTGGATTTCGTGAAATACAGCCTTGACCCTTGGATTGTTCGATGGGAGCAGTCCTTACAGAAAGCACTTCTTTCTGATTCTGAAAAAGGACAGTATTTCGTGAAGTTCAATGTAGACGGACTTCTGCGTGGCGATTATGCTTCAAGAATGCAGGGCTACGCTACTGCAAGACAAAACGGCTGGATGTCGGCGAATGACATTCGAGAACTTGAAGATATGAATATGATTTCAGACGAAGAAGGCGGAAATCTGTATCTTGTAAATGGCAGCTTTACAAAACTCGCTGATGCAGGAGCATTTGCAAATCCAAAAAAGGAGGAGAAAACCGAATGAAGAAATTTTGGAACTTTATCCAAAACGAAGATACATCGGAAACTGAGTTACTCTTTAACGGTCCCATTTCAGAAGATACTTGGTGGGGCGATGAAGTGACACCTGCTTTGTTTCGTGATGAACTCGCAAAAGTCAGCGGAAATCTGACAGTCTGGCTGAATTCACCAGGGGGCGATGTGTTCGCTGCAAGTCAGATTTATTCTATGCTGAAAAGTCACAAAGGCAAGGTTACCGTGAAAATTGACGGCATTGCTGCCTCTGCCGCATCGGTTGTGGCAATGGCAGGCGATGAAACTTTAATTGCACCAACTGCCCTAATGATGATCCACGACCCCAGCACTTGTGCTATGGGAAATAAGGCGGATATGGAAAAGGCTATCATCTTGCTCGATGAAGTCAAAGAATCAATCATCAACGCCTACGAAACAAAATCCCATCTCAGCAGAAATAAGATTGCAAAACTGATGTCCGATGAAACATGGCTCAATGCGAAAAAGGCTCATGAGATGGGGTTTGTAGACGGGATTCTGTTTGCAGAGAAGAAAAAGCCTGTTGTTCCCAAAGAGGAAGAACCGGATGAAGAAGAAAAAGAAGATACACTGACTGCAATGACCTATTCCAAATCGAAGAATCTATCTGCATTCTTATCCAAAGTATCTGCATCAGCAGAATCCGTTACAGGCACACCCATTGACCAGCTTGAAAAAAGACTGGCACTTTTGAAATATTGATTGGAGGAATTGATTATGACGATTAAAGAACTCAGAGAAAAGAGAAAGAAGACCTGGGATACAGCACGTGATTTTCTTGACAGCAAGCGAAACGCAAATGGCGTGCTCAGTGAGGAAGATTCCAAGACCTATGATGCAATGGAACAGACGATTGTAGACCTTGGCAAGGAAATTCAGCGTCTGGAACGACAGGCTGAAATCGAAGCTGAAATGAATAAGGCAACCTCAACACCTGTTCTCGGAAAGCCTGTAATTCCAAACGCAACTGAAAAGACAGGCACAGCAAGCGACACTTACAAGAAAGCATTCTGGAACAGTATCAGAAACCGTAACTGGATCGATGTACATGACGATTTGCACATTGGCACAGATGCAGAGGGTGGCTATCTTGTTCCAGATGAGTTTGTGCGCCTGTAAAAGGCGATGTTTACAGTAGATTAGGCTCTACACCGCACAGCAGAGCGGTTGTCAATCTGCCTAACCGATGACAGGAAACTGGACACGGGAACACAGCACGGCAGAAACGCAGGAAACGCCAAAAGGATATGAGGCGAGTAGTACCTGCAATGACAAGATAACATAAGGATAAGGCTGGATTGCCAAAGCAAAGGTTAGCTCCTTTTTCCGGGAAGGGTGTGGAAATTATCCTGAAACCACTTTCATGATTCCACCATAATATTGAATTCGTTATGGTGTCTGCTATAGGTCATGAAGCAAGCGTGAGACCACGTGAGATAAACCGAAATGCTATCCCACAGTTATCACTTGCCTATAAGCATCGTTAAACAGGGATTGCCTAAGTGGAAATGCCGAAAGGCTATGTCTATTCGAGACTGAATATTCCATATGGCAACGGAGCTTCCGTAGTAGTCCGAGGTGGGTAACGCCCACTACATGGCGAAGGGAAGCAGTTTGTTAATTCCAAAGTAAGAAGATGAAAGGGAGGAGAATCCTCATGAATCCAACATCGGAGATTTTGGAGCGTGTCAATAAAAGTTCCTCGGAACATCATGACGGAGTCTTTACAAGGCTCTTTCGCTACCTTCTGAGAGAGGACATTTATTTTGCAGCTTACCAGAAATTATATGCAAACAGTGGAGCAATGACTCCCGGAAGTGACAACGACACAGCTGACGGTTTTAGTGCTGAATATGTGTATGAACTGATTGAAGAATTGAGGTCAGGAAAGTACAAGCCGAAGCCTGTGCGCAGAGAATATATCAGGAAACAGAACGGAAAAATGCGCCCACTGGGTATTCCGTCATTTCGAGATAAACTTCTGCAAGAGGCGGTTAGAATGTTTCTGGAAGCAATCTATGAACCGTTATTTTATGACCAGTCACATGGGTTCAGACCGGAGAGAAGCTGTCATACAGCTCTAGACCAGATAAAGACAAATTTTCGTTCTGTAAAATGGTTCATAGAAGGTGACATCAAAGGTTGTTTTGACAATATAGACCATGCAGTGCTTATCAAGACGTTAGAAGTCAAAATCAAGGACAGCAGATTTATCAATATTATCAGAGCTTTCCTGAAAGCAGGTTATGTGGAAGATTTTCAATACCACACAACGCTCTCCGGTACACCGCAGGGTGGAATTATATCCCCTATCCTGGCAAATATCTACCTGCATGAGCTTGACCGAAAAGTCATGGAACTCAAGGAAAAGTTTGATAAGCAGTCTACACGACACCAGACACCGGAATATCTTCATTTAGCAAAAAGACGACAGACACTTCAGAAGAAGATTGACCGGGTAAAAGGTGAAGAACGTGAGCTGGCAATTAAGGAATATAAAGCGGTGTGCAGCCAAAAGCTGAAAACACCTGCCAGAATGTCCGACGATAAAAAGCTTATATACTGCCGATATGCTGATGATTTTCTGATTGGAGTCAGCGGAAGTAGAGAAGACTGTGAAGAAATTAAGGAGATTCTGAGAGAATTTCTATCAACGCAGTACCATTTAGAGTTGAGTGCTGAGAAAACAAAGATCACACACAGTGCTGAACGAGTACGTTTCCTTGGTTATGACGTTGCGGTACGCCGAAGCCAGAAGATAAAGAAAAAGGCAAACGGTGTTAAACAAAGAACGCTGAATAACTCTGTAGAATTAACTGTACCTCTCGAAGATAAGATCATGCAATTCTTGTTCAAAAACGACATCATAGAACAAAAGCCAAACGGAGAAATTTGGGCGGTTTGCGTTCCAAGATTAAGACATCTTTCGGAAGTGGATATTGTGAACAGGTATAATGCACAAATCCGTGGCATTTGCAATTATTACTGCTTAGCAGCGAATTATGATAAGCTGAATTATTTCCGTTATCTTATGGAATATAGCTGTCTAAAGACGCTTGCAAGCAAAAGCAACAGCACAACGAGAAAAATTATCCAAAAGTATCGTCATGACGGTAAATGGGCTATTCCCTATGAAACCAAAGGTGGTATCAATTATGCAAAACTCGTCTCGTTAGCTGATTGCAAAGCCGGTAAATTGATGTCCGATAAAGACCCATGGCAATACAAATCCTTTGACACGAAAAAGCTGTCACAATATGTACGGCTAAGTGCAGGGGTATGTGAGCTGTGTGGTGATAATAGTGATTCCTGCTGTATTTATCATGCAGGTAAAATGAAGAATCTGAAAAGCACTACGGAATGGGGCAAGAAAATGCTTCACATGAGACGTAAAACGTTGATTGTTTGCCCGAAATGCTTCAAAAAGATTCACAGGGAACAAAATAAATGACATGTCAATAATGAATGGAAAGCCGTGTACATCGAGAGGTGTAAGCACGGTTTGGGAGGGGCTTTGTGCAAACCTGTCATCGAAAGATGATAAGGCGGCACACTGCTACCTCACGAACGAAAATTGGTGGAGGCGTTGGAGGAAGAGAGCATTTTCCGCCAGATGGCAACGGTTATCAAAACTTCCAATGGCGACCGCAAGATTCCGATTGTGACTTCCAAGGGCGAGGCTGTGTGGATGGACGAAGAACAGCAGTATTCTCTTTCTGATGATACGTTCGGACAGGCATCGCTTTCCGCATATAAGCTGGG